ACAGATGGTAACTTAATTACTTATGACACATCTGGAAACCCAGCAGCAGTAGCAACAGGAAGCTCAGGACAAGTTTTAACTTCAGCAGGAGCTGGAGCAGTGCCATCCTTTCAAACTATTGCAGCAGCAGCAATTACTTCTACTGCAAATGGAGCAAATAATAGAATAGCAACTTATTCTGATGCAGATAGTTTAAATGGTGAAGCTAATTTAACTTTTGATGGTTCTACTTTAACTGTTACTGGTGCCGCTACTGTTTCAGGAAATATTGTACCTGGTGCAAATGACACTTATGATTTAGGTGCATCAGGTAATGTGTGGAGAGACATATACACTGGAGACTTACACTTAACTAACGAAGCAAAAGAAGAAGGTAACGCTGTTGATGGCACAAAAGGTAATTGGACTATTCAAGAGGGTGCAGAAAGTTTATTTATTTTAAATAACAAATCAGGTAAAAAATACAGATTTAAACTAGAAGAGATGTAATTCCATGGCTTTGGGAGTTACCGCATATTCAGAGGCACCTTTTAGTGCTGACGCTTCAAGCGTAATTGCATATCCATCTGGTATTGCATTAACCGCACAAGAAAATTCACTTAGTGTAATTAAAGGAAACGCTAACGTATCTGTATCAGGTCAACCAATGGTTGGTGCAACAGGCACTCTTTCTGGTCTTGCAGGGGCTTTTGTAGATGTAACAGGACAAGCTTTAACTAATACTTTAGGAACTACAACTGAATCAATTGGTAACTCTGATGTTCCTGTAACAGGTTTTGATTTAACTGTTGCAAACATAACACCTGAACAAGATACATTAAATGCATTTGGTGAAGCACCTTTTGCTACACTCAGCCCTAATACTATTGATGGAGTAAACGTACAAGTTGAAGCTACAGTTGGTGGAATCGTAGGAACTTTCCCTCTTCCTATGTCACTTGGTAATGTTACAGAGATTACAGCAGATGGTCTTGTTGCTTTAACAGGATTCTCATTAACAATGCAAGAAAACGCTCCAAGTGTTACTGGAGATGCTAACGTTATTGAAACAGGATTTTCAACACCATTAGTTTTAGGAACTGCTCAAGCGTTTACTGATGTTACAACAGAAGATGTAACAGGAATTGGATTTAATATAAATTTAGGAAGCACTGTTGCTTTTGCTAATGTAAATGTTTCAGTTACTGGTCAAGCGATGACTATGCAAGAAAATGCTCCAACAGTTACTGGAGATGCTAACGTCACTGAAACAGGTATTGCTATGACAGCAGCTCTTGGTACAGCTGTTTTAGATGCTAATACTTTGGTAGATTTAACTGGTCAAGCGATGACTATGCAAGAAGGAACTGCATCAGCACCAGATTCATTAGCAATACTAACAGGAATACCTATGACTATAACTCAAGGGGTTGATACTAGATTTACATTATGGAGTGAAGTTTCTAGGGGCAATGCTCCTATTAACCCTCCTGGTTGGCAAGAAGTAGCTTGATTTTGATTAAAAATACAATAAAATAAAACTATGGCAAATACTACATCAACAAGTTTAAAATTAACAGTGCAAGCAACTGGAGAAAATTCAGGGACTTGGGGACAATTTACAAATACTAATTTACTTATTTTAGAACAAGCAATCGGTGGTTATGAAGCTGTTACTGTAAACACAACTAGCGGTGCAACTCTAACATTTTCTAATGGTGTTTTGTCTAATGGTAAAAACCAAATAATAAAATTAACAGGAACTATTTCTCAAAATATAGATGTTACTATTCCACAGACTATTGAAAAAACTTATATTGTAGAAAACAATACCACAGGAGCTTTTACTGTAACTTTTAAACCAAGTGGTGGATCAGGTGTTACTTGGGGAACAACAGATAAAGGTAAAAAAATATTATATACTGATGGATCAGATATATACGAAGCTCTTAGTTCAACAGGGGCTTTAAGAGTTTCAGGGCATATCTTACCTGGTGCAAATGATACATATGATTTAGGAGCAGCTAGTAATGTTTTTAGAGACATATATACAGGTGACTTACACCTTACTAATAGGTTCAAAGAAAAGGGTAATATAGTAGATGGAACTAAAGGCAATTGGACTTTACAAGAAGGCAAAAATGATATATTTATGATTAATAATATATCTGGAGAAAAATTTAAAATTAATTTATCCAAGGTAAAAGGAGACTCATAATGGCACTATATTCAGGCGGAACAGAAATGATCAATGCGGGATCGCTTCTTGTAGGTGGTATCCCAACAGCAACAGTAGTCCCTTGGACAGATTCATCTCTGCCAACAGGTTTTTTAGAATGTAATGGACAAGCAGTTTCAAGATCAACTTATTCAGCTTTATTTGCAATTGTAGGTACAACTTACGGAGCAGGTAATGGATCAAGTACTTTTAACGTACCAGATCTACAAGACGAAGTTGTTGTAGGTAAATCAAATAACAAAGCTTTAGCATCTACTGGAGGAGCTAATACAGTAGCTAACTCTGGTAGCGTGTCTAGTAACACAAATACAAACATTAACGTTTCAGGTAACGTTGGAGGTTCAACAGGTAATGCAACTTTATCAACTCCACAGTTAGCCTCTCACTCACATGGAATACCTACAAGAACATCTCCTCCTAATGATAGTAACCCTTTTAAAATAGGTGGACAACAAAGCGGTTTTGATGGTCCTACTCCTAACACTAATAATGCAGGTTCAGGTGGATCACACTCTCACAATATGAGTGCAAACTTTAGTGGTAGTGGTAATGCATCTAGTTCAACTAGTAGTAACTTTAGTGGATCATCTAATTCAGTATTACAACCTTACTTAACATTAATTTATATTATAAAAACATAGGAAAAATAAAATGGCAGCACAAGGAAATTGGACAATAGTATTTGAAGACAAATGCATAATTAAAAATCATGCAGAGGGAGCAAGTCAAGGTATTGGATATGTTATATCTGATGATTCTTTTTGGGCTGATTCTAAATTTTCAAATATTTGGGCTATTCAATACGGAACATCTTCACCTACTGATGAAGTAGAGTATAGAGACGAAACTCAACATACAACTTATGCAGATGCAAATTTAGGAGATATAAGTCAATTTTCTTCTAGATGGGATGCAGCTCATTTATCAAAATTACAATTAGACTGGGATGAAGATCCAAGGGAAGAGTCTGAAAAAGGTCCAAGACCTACATCTTATTCTTCATAGTATCTAAGGTCTAAGTTTCATCCAAGAAGTTAGAATATATTTTTTACCAGATAAAGGTGGATTACCTCTGTGCACATATGGAAAAGCTGCAGGCCATATAACTATTCTACCTTTTTTAGGTTTTACTCTTTTAGAAAAATGTAAGAACTCTGTTTCTCCTCCTTCTTTAACATCATTTAAATATACAGTAAAAGCAAAAGCACGAGGTTCATTATCAAATCCGTGGTTATGTTCTATGTGCCAAACATGATATCCTTCTGTAGGTAAAGTTTTTTGAATTTTCATAACAGAATAATGAAATTCTTGCGAATAAGCTTCTTGTGCTCCTGTAGTTTCCGAATAATTTCTAAAAGCAATATCAAAATTAGCCATCATAGGTTTTAGCTCTGACCACCATATATCAATATTATTTTCTTTTGCAAAAAATTGATTATCTTTTTTATTTAAAGTAGGAGCACTTTCAAAAGCTTGTCTGTTTAAAGTGTTTTTAAATTTGTGTTGATCATCAAATAATTTTATAGCTTTGTCACATTCTTCAGGTAAAATGTAATTATCATATATACCTATAAAGTTTTCTATATTATTTATTTTTTTTTTCATTTTTTCTCAATATGTTTTGATCTTCTTCTGAAGATTTTTTTCCTGTAGTTTTATTATATTTATCATAAGCATGATGTGTAAATGGACCTTTTTTGTTTACATAATGTAAGAATACTTGAGCCATACCTTCACCTTTATATACACCAGGGCGCCAATGTTTTTGATCACAACCTGCATATAAAATTGCGTCACCTTCTTCTAATTCAAATGATGTACCTTCAATTACAATAGGCCAATTATCTTCTTTTTTTATACAAGCAGTAACAGATATTTCACAAGATGGTCTATCAGAATGTTTTTTTAACATTCCACCAAATACATAATATCTCCAAAAAGAATATGTAGGAAATAATTTTAAGTTAGATTCTTTTTCTACTATGGGCAATTTAATATCTAATAAAGATGTCATTAAAGCATCATTATACCAAGCAGGTGAAAAATTAACTTTGTGAAGTTCATACATACCTTGATCTAATTTTCTATGACAATATTTTTGATATATTTCTAGTTCTTCTTTTAAAAAAAAGTTTTTTATTAATTTATAATCTACTGCAGCCATGCAACTATACTATACCTTGTTCCTTTCTTTACAGGTTGAATACCATGAGGGTACATAAAATTACTAGGAAAAAATACTATTGATCCTTTACCTAGTTTTAATTTTTTAATTTCTTTTTCTTTTTGATCTGTAAAAATTAATTCTCCTCCTTCATATTCATTATTTAAATTCATAATAACACTTAAATGTCTATAGGAATTTGTTAAATGATCAGTATGAACATTATACTTTCCACCTGGTTTATATTTTAATAAATCTATTTGATTAATCTGAGAGTTACAAATTTTAGGAAATTTCGCTTGATAATAAACATGAAGTCTTTCTATTTCTTTTTTAACAAATTGCCAATAAAACATATTTGTAGGAGTGTGATCATTTAAATGATAACCTTTTACATTTCTAATAGTTTTATCTAAACCAGATTGAACTGTCATATTAGTTTTAGCTTTTTTATCTATAAAAGGTATTATTTTATCTATAAAAGCAGGGTCTATTATATTTTTTATCTCAACAATTGCTTCTAAATGGTCCATTATTATAATTCTTTCTTTGTTACTAATTTATTAATATCAGGTAACCAAGCATATTTCAAGGGTGAATTAATAAACATGTATTTTAAATGTTGTAAATTTTCTACAAGCACTTGGCCTGGAAAATTTAAACTAGTATTTAATAAAATACCGCCAGAGGCTTTTAATAAATTGTAGTAATTAGAGTTTTGATTTTTGTTAACTGTTTGCACCCTACTACTCCCATCAATAGCACAAACATTAGATAAATTTTTTTTTGTTTTAAAAGCATACATCATATAAGGAGACACTTTTCCCTGCATATCAAAAAATAAATTTGCTTTTTCTTCAATTACACTAGGTGAAAAAGGCCTATACCATTCTCTATTTTTTATAGCATTTATTTTTTCTACAGCTTTTTTATTAAAACAATTTATTAATAGCGATCTATTACCTAATCCTCTTTGACCTTGCTCCGATCTACCTTGGAACAAAGCTACAGGATTATCTTTTAGTAATTCAGCAACTTTAATTTCATTACTATCTACTATGTCAAAATTTTTATTTTTAAATATATCTATGTTTGTGTAATCAGGTAAAGGACCTAGATAAACAGTGTTTAATTGTTCAAGATTACCTTTTAAAAAATAATTTAATAGTCCTAATGAAATACCTGAGTCTATACAAATTGGATCAATTTTTATATTTTTATATTTTAAAAATTGACAATTAGCTAAAATATTTTGTGCTACACCACCTGTGTAATTAACATTTTCTTTTGGCATTATTTCTAATAAATCTTTTTCAGTTATTTTTTGAAGAGAGTATAAAAAATTTTGACACTCAGTATTACTTCTTTCTTCCGTTAAATTATTAGAATGTTTTATTAGTTTATTTCCATATTGAGACAAGGCCATTGTTTTTCCACAAAAATGAAATCCGTCTTCATATTGACAGTTAAATAATTTAGCGGTTATATGTCCATATCTTACTCCAATTCTTTTATGATAACTTGCAATTAAATTAAAATTTTTATCATAAATTGATTCTCTTTCATATTCTCCATTTCTAGTCCGAACACCGCCTCCATCAGCGACGACATAATTTTCATTAGGTCCTAACATAGCTTTACTACAATAAGCGTGTAAAAGATGATGTTCTCTATTTTTTTTGTTTGCAAAGTTTATGATCTTAGTTTGGTCATTTATAAGTTTAAATTTATCAAATACTTCTTTTAAATAAGGTTCATCTTTATTGTTATCTTCATCTAGTAGATCTACAAAAATTACAAAATTAAATACAATTTTTAAAGATTGCAGATATATTAATAAAGAATTAGATAATTTACTGTGGTGTTTAATTCTGTTGAATCTATCTAATTGACAATGCATTAGTAATTTGTTGTTTTTAGATATGGAAAATGCTCCATCGTGACCAAAATGAATTGATAGTATATGCATTTAGATATAGAATATTGTGTCTTTCATAATTTAAATAACTAATATATAAGTTACTATATGCTGCAAAAATTAAATTTCAAGCCTGGTTTCGACAAACAAATCACTGTGTCTGGTGCAGAATCGCAGTGGGTTGATGGAGACTTTGTTAGATTTAGATATGGACTACCTGAAAAGATAGGTGGTTGGTCACAGTTAACTACAAATAACAATACACTACCTGGAGCAGCAAGAGCACAACATGATTTTACTTCTATAACAGGTGAACAATATGCAGCCATAGGAACTTCTCAAGGTTTGTTTTTATTTAATGACAACCGGTTTTACGATATTACTCCATTAGATACAGCGATTACTGGCGCTACATTTACATCAGTATCTGGTTCTACAACAGTCACAGTTAATAAAACAGCTCATGGATTAGCAAATGGAAGATATGTAAAGTTTTCTTCTGTTACTGTTCCTACAGGTTCTGGTTACACAACAACTGCTTTTGAAGATAATACTTTTGAAATAAGAAATGTGACTTCAAACACATTTGAAATTATTATGCCTACAACTTCAGCAGGTAGTTCTTCAGGTACAGGATCTGCACAAATTGATCCGTATGTATTCGTAGGTACAACTTTCCAAACTGCAGGTCTTGGTTGGGGCACAGCTGCATGGGCTGGATCTTCTGGATTTACAAATACCTTAAATGGTGCTTTGAATGATGACACTGCTGGTACAGGAGGATCAGGTACAAGTATTACGTTAGCATCAACAACTGGTTTTCCGTTAACAGGAGTTATAAAAGTAGGAGCAGAATATATTTCTTATACAGGAATAAATGGTAATGATTTAACAGGTATAACAAGAGCTGTAGCAGGAACTAGATCAGCGCACAGTGATGGTGCTACGGTTGAATATTATATTGGATGGGGATCAGCTTCTTTATCTTCTAACGTGGTTTTTGATGCAGGCTTCTGGAGCCTTGATAACTTTGGTCAAATATTAATTGCAACAGTTCATGGTGGTAAAACATTTACTTGGAATGCAGGTGCAAACAATCCAAAAAATAATAGAGCAACTGTAATGACTGGTGCACCAACTGCAAGTAGACTAACGCAAGTTTCTGATAGAGATAGACACGTATTTCATTTTGGAACTGAAACAACTATTGGAGACACAACAACTTTAGATCCTATGTTTATTAGATTTAGTGATCAAGAAAACTTTAATGAATATCAACCAACTGCTACTAACACGGCAGGTAGTTTTAGATTAGATAAAGGTAATAGAATTATTGCTGCTGTTTCAGGTAAAGATTATACATTAGTATTAACTGATCTTGCAGCTTATGTTATTCAATACGTAGGACCTCCTTTTACTTTTTCTTTAAAACAAGTTGGTACTAACTGTGGATGCATTGGACAGAACGCTTTAACCTATTCTAATGGTGAAGTATATTGGATGTCTAGTGAAGGTGGTTTCTTTAAGTTTGATGGTACAGTTAAATACATACCTTGTTTAGTAGAAGACTTTGTGTTTACTACAAATGGTGATCACCTTGGACTTAACTACTCTTCAGGTCCTCTTGTTTATTCAGAACACAATAATTTATATAATGAGATTAATTGGTTTTATCCTAAAAATGGTTCTTCACAAATAGATAGATGCGTAACATATAATTATGCAGAGAATTTATTTACTACAAGTTCTTTAGCTAGAACTAGCTATTTAGATCAAGGTGTATTTGAACTTCCTTATGCAACTGAATATGATAAGACAGCTACACCTAACTTTGATATACAAGGAATTACAGATACTTTTGGTGCATCTACATATTATGAACATGAAAAAGGAACTGATCAAGTAAACAGTTCTGGTACTACTTCTATTGATGCTTTTATTCAATCAGGGGATTATGATATTACTAGCTCCTCTAGCTTCTCATCTTCAGGTGTTGCTAACTTTAGAGGAGATGGTGAGTTTATAATGTCTGTAAAAAGATTTATACCAGACTTTCAAGTGTTGACTGGTAACTCTAAGATTACTTTGTTATTGAACAATTATCCAACAGGTACAGCTGCAAGCTCACCACTTGGACCCTTTACAATAAGCTCATCTACTGATAAAATAGACACTCGTGCAAGAGCAAGATTAGTGGCACTTAAAATAGAATGTGATGCTGTGGGTGAAACATGGCGTTACGGTACATTAAGACTTGACGCAAAACCAGATGGAAGAAGATAATGGCTGAAATAAAATTTGATGATTTATTGAATCAATTAAAACCTATGGAACAACTGTTTTATGATCAACAGTTTGAAAAACTATATGATCCTACTAAAACTAAAGATCAACAATCATCTCGTTTAACTGGTCAAAATAACTACGAAAAAATGAAAGCTGCATACGAAGCTCAACAAGAAATTCCAGAAAAAGGAATCATAGCTGGAGCGATAGATACATTTAATCCTTTTAGTAAAGTAAGTGCAGCAGAACCTAATTTTGGTAATACAGCAAATCAAGGTATTTTTTCTGCTCAAGCGTTAGCAGAAAGTCTACTTCCTGACAATCTTTCTAATTTAGAAAAAGCATTAATTAGTGGAAATAGAAATTTTCTTAATAACACAAATACTCCATTTAACATAAATCTAAGTCAATACGATCAAGGTGTATCACAAGGAATTCCAATACAAACTCAAGCTGCTGAAGCTGTAAGACAAAGACTTAATATACCTCCAGATTCTTTTTATGCTAAAGATCCTTTTGTAGGTTTAGAGTATCAAGATATGGAAATGCCAACTTCACCACAAATAGCTAAAGACACTATAGCATCTAATTTATTATATGATGATTTAACTCCTGTTATAGATACTTCTTTTGGCGTTGCTAATGAACCAGACGTTGAAGAAGAAGAAGAAAAATCTAAAGGCATAGGTAGTTTATTTGAATTTTTATCTAGGTTTAGTCCTGTACGTGGCATAGCAAAATTATTAGAACCACTTAATGCGAGAATACAAAGTTCTGATTTTGCTCAAGCAAAAAATTTAGCTGATTATTTAGATATGAGAAGTTATGGTGGACTTAGAGAAAGAGAAAATAGAGCAGCACAGACTATGGCACAAGCAAGAGGTTTACAAAAACAAATGGCACAAAGACCTTCTGCTACACCATCAGCAAGAGATCTTGCTATGGGCAGAGGAGAAGGAGATGGACCACAAAGAGATGCTGCTGCGACTAGATCTAGAGATTTAGGTAGCATGAGGGGTGGAGTAGGAAGATAATGGCTAAAGTAACCGCATATATACCAGAACCTAAACAAGAGTATGATGTAGAAAATCAAAGACAAATTTTACAATCAATTGAAACTATTAAAATGGAATTAAATTTTGCTTTTCAAAATGACTTGAAAGAAGAGCAAGATGCATATAATTACTTTTTATCCTAATGACTATACAATATAAAAATCAAGGTTTTAAACAAGCTGATACAGCTAAAGCAACGGTGCTTACTTGCCCTACTAGTGGAGCAATTATAATTAAAAGTGTTTATTGTGCAAATAATGATGCATCATCAGCTATTGTAGTAAATATGAATTTAGTTGATTCATCTGATTCAAACACCGAGTATGAATTTTTTAGAGATGATGTAGCAGCTAAGTCACAAGTAAATGCTGCACCTCAAGGCTTGAATTTAGAAGCGGGAGATGCTATAACAGTGCAAGCAGCGACGGGCAGCAATAAAATACAAGGCGCCATAAGTTATGCTTTAATAGACAGGTCACAACAAAATGGATAACGATATATTAAAAATAAATTGTACAACAGTAGTTACAATTAGAAATGTTAAGTCAGGTAAAATTTATAAAGATGAAGCAGAAAGAGATGCTGATATAAATGATCCTAATACAGAAACGAAAGCAGATCACGTGGTACAAGATCTAACAGTTCAAGTATCACCAAAAGGTCTAAACTTATTACAGAAAGCAATGAGCAAAGATGATAATAAATCAAGCACCTAAAGGTGGCACCGAGTTACAATTTAACTATTTAGAAAAATATGTTGATAAAGAGTTATTAGATCAAGTACAAATAACAACTTCAATACCTGAAAAGATTCCATTGCATCCAACCAAGGTAAATATACTTTGGCAAAAAAATTCTTATGATCAACCGAATCTAGCACCATGGTTCCAAGATAAAAGTAATCATTATAAATATGATTGGTATGTATTTAACTCACATTGGAATTTTGAAAAATTTAGAATGATGTTTAGGTTACCATTAGAAAGATGTATTGTTATTAAAAATGGTATAGATAATATACAGAAAGCTAAACCTTATAAAGAAGGTGAACCTATAAAAATTATTCACCAGAATACACCTTGGAGAGGTTTGTCTGTTTTACTAGGTGCGATGCAATTAGTAAAGAATCCTTTGATTAGTTTAGATGTATACTCTTCTACAGAAGTATATGGAAAAAATTTTTATGAACAGAATGATCACAACTTTACAGAGTTATACGAACAAGCAAAAACTTTACCGAATGTAAATTACATAGGTTACAAGCCTAATGATTATATAAAATCAAACATGCACAAATATAATATGTATGTGTACCCTAGTATTTTTGAAGAAACGTCTTGTATATCTTTGTTAGAATGTATGGCTGGTGGTTTGTATTGTGTTACAACAAATTTAGGAGCATTATTTGAAACAGGTGCAGAGTTTCCAATGTTTATAACTTATGATGATGATCATAGAAGATTAGCAGAAAAGTTTGCTTTTGGTATAGAAGCCGCAGCAAATACTTTACATGATCCTCAAATACATAATCATGTAGACTCACAATCACATTATGTAAATATTTATTACAACTGGCATAAAATAGCTAATGGTTGGACTAGATTTTTAAAAGGAGCTATTAATGCAAAATCCAAATAAACCTATTTGGTTTGATAAACCAGAAGAAAAGGTAACAGAGATAAATGTAGGTGATGCTTCTCCATATAAAATAATGGTATGTACGCCTTGCCATAGTGATACCTCAATGCATTACACACAAGCAGTTTTAAAGTTTCAACAAGAGTGTATGATAAAAAAAATAATGGTTAGTTTTACTTTGTTAAAATCTTCTTTGGTTACACAAGGTAGAAATTTATGTGTAGCAGAAACATTAAATCACCCTGATAATTATACACACCTTTTATTTATAGATTCAGATATTGACTTTGAGTTTTCTACAATAGA